CAGATTGCTTATGAATCTCCGTGGTATGGACAAGTGGATAAAATAATATGGCAAATCTTACGAGGAACTTTGTAGCGGGCAAGATGAATAAGACGTTCGATGAGCGTGTTGTTCCTCCCGGTGAGTATATTGACGCGTTGAATGTACGCATGGGGTCTACCGAGAACTCTGAGGTTGGTACTCTTGAGAACACCAAGGGGAACTTACCGCTTACTACATTGATGTATGACGGCGAACCTCTAAGCGATGAGGCTCGTTGCATAGGTGCTTTTCAAGATGGTGCTAACGAGACTATCTATTGGTTTGTTCACGACCCTAACTTTTCTTTAGGGGCGACAGGGAAGATTGATATGATTGTATCTGTCAATGTACTTACCTCAACACTTACGTATCACGTTATTAGCATGAATGACGATAGTGATGATAACACTACGTTGAATTTCAATCCTACCTATACAATTACAGGAGTAGATAAGGTAGATGACTTGTTGTTCTTTACCGATGACTACAATCCTCCGCGTTTTATAAACGTGAATAGATCATATCCTAATCCCAATGGGTCTTACATAGACTATAACGGAAACCCGTCTTTATTCGCAGAGGCCTTGCAGGTAGTTAAGAAGCCACCTACATCTGCCCCTACTGTATTTCCGTACATTAGCCCGGGACAAGAGCAGTTTATGTTAGATAGGTTTATTAGTTTTGCGTATCGCTATCGATATGCTGATAACGAATACTCCGCTACATCTCAATGGTCTGACATAGCATTTTCGCCTAAGACTTTTAATTATGATTTTGATACAGGGCTGAATGAAGGTATGTCAAATGCTTTCAATGCTGCTTATGTTACATATAACACAGGAGGGCCTCTTGTTATTGGTATCGATCTTCTATTTAAAGAAGCTAACAGTAATGTAATCAAGGTAATTGAAAAATTAAATAAGGCTGAGTTAGGACTGTATAATGACTCTAACGAAACTTACGAATTTGTAAATAGTAAAATCTTTACAATACTTCCTTCGTCTGAGATCCTTCGTTTATACGATAATGTACCTCGCTTTGCTAAGGCGCAAACCATTATGGGTAACCGTCTTATGTATGGTAACTATGTTGAAGGGTATAATCTTATTGATAGAGATGGTAATCCAACAAGGTTTACATATCAAGCAAATTTAATTTCTGAAAACATAGGACTTGAATTTCCGAGTTCAACACTTTCACAGGGGTATTATACATTTAGAGGTATTGGTCAATTTGTAGATGATGCTTTCATAAAGATAGATCTTTCAGGAATAGATCTTGTTGAGGGAAGTGTTTTTAATATTAATCTTACCATTTCTCATTATGCATTTAATGGTGACGCTCCATTTCCTTCTCAGACTACTGAGAATTTAGAGTTGTCATTCTCTTATTATCTTGACGCATCATATTCATCTGTTTATGATTTAATTACAAGTACTTCTTTTTTAAATAAATCAGGAACTCCTTCTAATATTAAACCGCCTTTTGATGTTCCCGGAGAGCCTACAGCGTGCGACGGTAACACTTGGACAGATATATTCAATTGCTCTATACCAACTAATCTAAATTCTTTATTCAAATACGCAAGTGGTATAGTAGATTGGAATAACGAACCTATTGGTATTCAGTGTAACCCCGGTGATACATACTTTAAAATGTTATTGCCCGCAATGTTATTTATAGACGCCTACCCCGGAGCTACAAAAGAAGTAATTGAATATTACAAGGTAGTTAACACTGAAGTATCTTTTCAGAAAATAGGAAACTCAAGAAGTCTTCATAGCAATAGAGGTTATGAAGTTGGCATTGTTTATATGGATGAGTTTAATAGGTCGACTACAGCATTGGTTAGTCCAAACAATACTGCTTCTGTATACTGCAATGCATCCGAGCTTAAAAATTCAATACAAGTAACAATACCACCATCGCAAATTGCACCTTCTTGGGCAAGTAGGTATAAGTTTGTTATTAAAGCTGACGAAGAAAATTATGATACGATTTACTCAAACATATATTTTCAAGATCCTAATACTAACTCGACTTATTTTTTCATTGAAGGTGAGAATCCAAGGAAAGTAAATGCAGGAGATCGTCTTATTGTTAAGGCAGATAGTAACGGAGCAAAACAAAATTGCACATATGTTACTGTTCTTGAGAAAGAAGCTAAGCAGGCAAACTTCATATCAGGCGTTGGGTATGTTCCTGCGGGAACTTATTTAAAAATTAACGCCAATAACTTTTCAGCCGCAACAGCTGCTGATTCTACTATAAATTTAGGCACAAAAAGCGCTTGTAGAGTAACTTCAGCAGCAGCTTCGGAAGGACTTTTTCCTCAATTACAATATACAATTGGAAATACTGACATCCCCGCGGGTAGTAGAATAACTATGAGTTTTAAACAAACAAGATTAGGACCGGGTGATGGAGAGGGTAGTTGTGAAAGAAGAATATATACGTTCAATAAAGATTATATTGCATCTACAAATTATGATAATTTTAAAGATTGGTGGGACGGGGATAATGTAGCTGCTACTCTTAACTGTCTTACTTGTCAAGACGTTGGAGGCGGAGGTCCTCCTATTAATAATGTTTACATACCAACAGTAGGAATAATTGGTTCAACGACTATACCTACTGATTTGGCTACTAATTATTATCAGTTTTTTTTAACGGCACCAACTTCAAATTATTGGTATCTAATGATAACAGGTACAATAAGTTGTGTGGGAATTGGAGCGGAGGACAAAAGAAAATCTTGTGTTGAAGCTAATATTAAAATAGTAAAGGCTACAACTAAATTAAACCAAGACTTAAAGATATTAGGCACTTTGCAAGGCCAAGCCCTTAAACTGGCAGACATAAATAATATTCTTAACAGCTTAAAGCCTAAAGATTTAATAAATATAGAAAACCTCAACCAAGCTATGAGCCTATTAGCTGCTATGGGAGCTGTAAAAGTTACCTCGCAAGGTGTATCGGCTGCCTCAGGCGGTGGCGCTGCAGCTGCATCCGTTGCTGGCCTTAGCCTCAATATGCCAGTAGCGGGAACAGACTTTAATCCTAACCAGCAAAGAGATCGTAACTACACTAATAACGTAATTAACGTAACGGCTGGGGTAATAGGCGATGAAAATATAATCGTAGATGCCGTGCAAAATGCCCTTAATGAAATAGCCCGCCGTGGCTACCTAACTACCTACGCAGGGGCCATAGCAGTATGACCGTGCCAGTAGTAAACGCTGTTATTAACTTTAGTACTGGCCCTAGCTTTGCTCAGGCTATGATTTTAGGCAGCGGCATATTAGGCACAAACGTATTAGCTGACAGCGCCAGCGTTATCGTGGACGTATCTAACGTAGTGGACAGCATCCAAACTATTAGAGGCCGTAACGCACAGGCTGACCAATTCCAAACGGGGACCCTATCTCTACGTATCGTTGACCAAAACGGAGACTTTAACCCGCAAAACCCAGCCAGCCCGTATTACAACTTACTAACGCCAATGCGTAAGGTACAGATTACAGCTACTTACGGAACTGTTACTTACCCTATCTTTTCAGGTTTTATTACTAGCTATACAACTACTACGCCTAAAAACGCTAATGACGTGGTTTATACAACTATCCAAGCCGTAGATGCTTTTAGACTGGCACAAAACGCACAGATTAGTACGGTAGCTGGCACCTCAGCGGGTCAGCTCAGCGGTGCAAGAATTAACGCCCTACTGGATGCTATTGACTGGCCAGCATCTATGCGTGATGTAGATGCAGGTTTAACTACTATGCAGGCAGACCCAGGCACAGCCCGCACAAGCCTTGCGGCTATGCAAACCGTAGAGATTAGCGAGTATGGCGCTTTGTACGTAGATGCGGCGGGCAGTTTTATTTTCCAAGACCGATCAGTAACGGCTGGCAGTACAGGGGCTACGCCTACAGTATTCAACGATAACGGTACAGATATTGGCTACTTTAATGCGGTGTGGCGCCTTGACGATACCCTAGTTTACAATTCAGCCAGCGTTACCCGCACAGGGGGCACAGCTCAGATAGCCATAAATCAGCCCAGCATAGATAAGTATTTTGTGCATAGCTACAACCAGCAAAACCTGTTAATGCAAACCGATGCCGTGGCCCTGGACTATGCACAGGCATACGTTGCATCTAGGGCTGAGACTAGTATCCGCTGCGATGCCATACAGCTAGACCTTTATACCGATAACTACAACTTAGGCATTATTGCAGCGCTTAGCCTGGATTACTTTGACCCTGATTGAATTGGGTTTTTTTGAGCATTGACTTCTGCTGATCTTCTAACTTGTGCCCCAGCTTGATTAAGTAAAGTTATATAGCTGCCTAAAATTGGAATAGCTTGAACTATGCTAGCCCCTGTTAATCCTGATAGCCCAGGGATTTTTTGCAAAGCGGCTGCCATAAGGCCAAACCCGCGTATAACGTCAGCGGTATAAGTAGCTAAGTTTTCCATATTGGTAGCAAGGTCTGCCACGGTTGTATCATCGCCTAGATTTTTTAGGGCATCTATAAGGCCTGTACCAATAATCTCCTGCACGTTAGCCGCAGCTACGCCTAGTTTGGCTATAGATCCTGCATAAGTCTCTGAGGCTGCCTTGGCTGAACCCTTAAAGGTTACGGCTAAATCGTCTGTAATCTCCTTAAAAGATTTAGTTTTAAGGTCTGCTTTAGATATGCCTACGCCTAATTTACCTAAGGCTGTGTTATTACCCAGGTATGCCTTACTTAATGCGCCTGTCACGCTCTCTAAATCGCGGCCAGTTGATGCACTTATATCTAAGCCAATACTTAATAGGCGCTGGGTCTCGGCTGTATTTTTAGTTGCTACCGCTAGTTTTTGATAAGCAGGCCTTAATAGATCATCTATAACGCCAAACTCACTTTGTAACTGTTGTATAAATCTTTCAGCTGAGGCAGCATCGCGCTCTAAGCCTACGTTTTTTAATGCTAGGGCTAACTGTTGCTGGGCCTTTTGGTCTGCAGCTGCAGCCTTTACTGAGGCTTTGGCATAGCCAATAACGGCAGCGGTACCAAAAGCAAGGCCAAAGGTTTTAGCTAGACTTTTAACCGATTTACTGAGCTTGTCAGTAGCCGTCTCAGCTTGCTTAAAGCCTTTTTTGCCTGTGAACTCGGCAGCTATATTTATTACTACTGACGGGTCAACGGCCATTACTTAACCCCCATAGAATTGTAAAACTTAAGTTTAGAGTTTTCTATAGCTTTAATTACAGCTGCGTTAGTTTTGCCGCCGTCATTGGCCCAGGCTCTAAAAATTGCACGGCCTCGCATTTTGCGACTACGGCGCCCTGCACCAGTTTGGTTATTGGCATCTACTATCTGACCGTCCGCGTTTATAGCATCTACAAACTGCTTACCTGCAAACGGGTTTGCGCTGCGCCCTTCATTTTTGCTACCTGAGCGCACCATTTTGCCAAAATCTGCGTGGCCAGGATATACAACAGGTTTTAATCCTGCCTGATCTCGGCCCCCAGGATTAACGCGGCCTGCTGTCTCATAGATTGCACCTGCAGCGCTAGCGTTTACAATACGAGCTACAGCCCTAAAGCCTTCCCTGTTGGGTTTGGACGGTGAAGTCTTATAACCTATGCCGCCTTTAGCTGCACGTGTATCCCATATTGGAAATCTGCCCGTACTTGTAGGTGCTTTACCCCAGCCCGATAAAGGCGAAGTATTAGGCACAAAACCTCTTGCATTTTTTACTATAGGTGCTAACAGGTTTGCTAATTCTTTACGTGTCTCTTTTGCTAGATCGGGGCTAAACTTTTTAATAGCTTTGCGTAACTCAAGGGCGCCTCTTACCTCTACTGGCATTTTGCTGCTCCTTAGCTTTATCGTTTATAACCTTAAGCATATTTCTAAACATATCTGCATCTAAGTCTAGTAAGTACTGGGGCGCAATACCCGTTTCTACGGCTAGCTGCGCTATGAGGTAACCAAAGTTACCGCGCCCCACTACCCCAAAGGGTCATCATCTAGTACCTCAACCTTAGCTAAGGTCTCTAAAAACTCTGCCCCAAACATCGGTACGGTTTGCCCGCTTGTGCGTAAACACTCCCAGGCTAGCCAGTACACATCACTTTGCTTTTCATCATCTCTAAAAGCTTTATGAAAGCCTTTTTTTGCATATAACTCAAAGGCGTACTCAATACGTGGCGTAATCTGATGATCCGATACGCTGCCGTCTGCCCTTGTTATTTTAAGTTTTGCCATTGTGTTAGCCCCTTTTGTTTATTCTCAGGTAGTTGTAATTACAATTGGTGAGTTACAGGTAAAAGTAATGCTCTGAGTAGCAATATCTGCCACAGCGCCGTTAATGTCTGTTGTGTTATTTACCAACACAGTAGTGCTGTATAGCGGGTTAGTTGCTGATGTTGCAGCGCTTGTTTGCTTTAGCGTTAGGGCTACGGTTGTACCCCAGGCAGCTTGCAAAGTTGCGTTTACGTTTGCTGCAGCTGTATCGCTTAAAAAGTCTAGAGTGATAGTGCTGGCCTCTAGGCCCTTAACAAACTTATGCGCTGTATCGCCCATAGCTGTTACCTCTAGCTCGTCAAAGGCACGGTTAATAGTTGCGCTTGTAACGTGATCTGATAGGGCTACCGAGTTAAGGGTAACCACTACGGTATTGGATAGATAAATCGCCATTGGGCTATTCTCCTGTTGTCTCGGTAGGTGTGTCTTTTGTCTTTGTCTCTTTAACCTCTACTGGCAGCTCTTGGCCAATTTTGATTAAAAATGCTTTCTCTTCATCTGTAAGTGCCATTAGTTAGCTCCAGCTCGTTAGTATGCTTATTTGTAAATCTGCCGTTAGATAGTCACCTGCGGCAACGCTTAGTACGCTAGGCGCGCTCACGCTAGTAACATTAAATACGATTGCGCTATTAGCTAGTTTAGTAAACACAGCTACTATTGTGTCCTCTATGCCAATTAGGTTAGAGGCGTTGTCAAACATTGGTACAGTCATAATAATCTTAAAATTAGCCATAGGCGAGATAGTTGCCTGAGAGTTATTACTTGGCGTGATATATGGATCCGCAGGGGCAACCACTACGCTGCTACTTTGCATTGTGCTTGGCGGGTAGTTAAATACCGTCCATACTCCAGCGTTAGCAAGAGCTGCAGCTATTGTGCTGCGTAAGGTAGTTATAGCTGCAGGCATTAGCCGACCATACCCGCAGGTGAAAGATACGGGGCCAATAGGCCGCGCACGGATGCCATAAGAGTGTTAGACATCTTGAACGGGCTAGGGCTGTATCCGTCTAGGCTAGTGCCGCCGTTTTGTGTACTGAATCGGCTAGTCCATATATTTTCAGCTAGCATTAAAGCTGCGGCGTTAATAGCTGGGGTATTGGCATAAGTAGCCGTTTTTGTATCGTCACCTGACATAGTGCCATAAGGCAATACGCGCCTAAAGTTTTGATTAGCTGCAGTCTTTGCATATTGAATAAAGCTATAGCCCTGTGGGAATTGCCAATAGTTAAGCTGCATATTAAAAGCAGGCAGGATATTAGCTGTGCCTGTAGAAAAGGGAATAGTGCCTGTGATTGTATAAGTACCGTTAAAGGTTGAACCTGCCCCGGCAACCGTAACTGACTCGCCTACAGTAAAAATGCCTGGGTTAGCGATCATCACCGTAGCGACATTACTAACCAAAGCAGTACCTACTACTGGCGCATTATCAAACCACAAAAAGCCGTTAATTAAATCTTGTGCGGCTTGGCACGTATCCTCTATCCAGGTATAAGAATCGTACAGAGTGCCAACGCCCAGGCTAGCCTTCAAGGTAGCAGCTGTTACATACGTGGCTGGCATTTTTGTACTCCTATCTTACTTAGGTTTGGTAGGTCTCAAAGGGCTAAGAGACCTACCAAACTATTAGTGGGTTTTATTCTATGTAAAATTATAGCGAATTATACCCTTTGGCATTTTCGCAATCGTGGCCATATAACCATATATGGCAACCTGAATTTGAAGATTGCTAACCACATTAACTGACATATAAGCCTGTGGTGATTGGTAAACAGTAAATGCCTCAGGTGCCAAAATAATGGCTGAGTCATCCACAGTTGTAGTAGCCGCAAAGTTTTTATCTACGTATAGATCAAGACCTAGTACGTTGCCGCGGATTGAGCCAGGCTGTGTTAGCCCGCCTGCGTTCATTGGCTGTGATGCTGAGTAAATTGGACGGCCAGTAGTATCGGATGCGGACATCAATAATTGCCATTGGCTACCGTTTGCGATGTAATTCTGTGCATAGTAGCCAGTTGCCTCATAAACAAGACGTGCTGCC